CTCGCACGGGTTTCTCTCCCCCCGCCGGCCCGCGAACCGGGCGTGACGCTGCGTGACCGGCCCGGCCCGCCGCCTAGCCGTTCACCCGGATGGGTGAAATGCAATTCCGACAATGACAATTTAAATTGTCGCCGACAATTCTTTATGTCGGTCCGGTAATTCCCGAGCGTCGGGAGGGTCGGATAAATGGCGGATAAAGAGCACGGCCCGAATTGCACGGCCCGCTGTAAATGCGATTTCGGCAAGGCGGCCCACGCAAAGCGCATGCGGAAATGGCGTGCCGATCGGCGAAAAGAAAAGGAAAAGGAATCGGGCGCGGTGCGGGCGCCCGTTCTGCGCATTGTCCCGGAGCCGGAAATCGTTTCGCGCCTGGTTGATGATGCGCCGTCACGCCCGGCCCGGCCTGTGAGCGTCGAGTCAGATCGACCGCTCGGCCGGGTCGGGCGGGCAATCATGGTCCAGATCAGCCACATTCCGAACGCGGAGAGTGAGCACGAGGCCCTGATCGCCCTCGCGGTGGCCCTGTCGGAGACCGTCGACGACCCGAACGCCGAGGCGAAGGACCGCACCGCGGCCGCCCGGGAGATCAAATCGCTTCTCGCGCAGATGAAGCCGGCCGCTCCCGCCGCCCCGCAGCAGTCCGCACAGGACCTGTTCCTGGCCCGGATCGCCGCCCCGCTCTGAAAGGTCACCATGCGTAAGCGCCTCGCCGCCCTCCTGACCACTGCCGTGCTGGCCCTGAGCCTGCTCTTGGCGCCCTCGGCGAGCGCGTCCGTGCCCTACTCCTGGTGGTGCCACCGCGGTGGCTACCGCGATGTGCACGTCTGGACGCCCACGTCCGCCGCCTGGTGGACCGTCTACATGGGCTACCGCTGCTACGGCGGCCGCTACAGCAACGTCTGATGAGCTGTCCGGCCCGGTTTGCGACGCCGCGCACGCCCAGCCGGAAGACCCACGGGGCCCGCCTTGGCCTCGTGGGTGAGGCTCTGGGGACGCCGTTCATGCCGTGGCAGCAGCAGGTGGCCGACGTCGCGGGCGAGGTCGACCCGCGAACGGGCCGCTTGGCGTACCGCGAGGTGCGCGTCACGGTGCCCCGGCAGTCCGGCAAGACGGCGCTGATGCTGCCGCTGATGGTCTACCGCTGCCTCGGCGCCTTCGGCCAGCGGCAGCGGATCGTCTATACGGCGCAGGATCGCAACAAAGCGCGAAAGAAATTCATCCACGAACACGTGGATATGCTGAACAATTCGCCATTGCGTGGAATGTTTAAGCCGAATTTCTCGCACGGCGAAGAACATATTTACTGGCACGCCACCGGTTCCACCCATGGAATCGACGCCTCGAAGGACACGAGCGGCCACGGCGACACGCTCGACATCGGCGTGATCGACGAGGCTTTCGCCCGGCCCGACTCCGTGGTCGAGCAGGCGCTCCTGCCGGCCATGGCGACACGCTCCTCGGCGCAGCTCTGGGTGATCTCGACGGCCGGCACGGCGCGCTCAAAGTACTTGAGGGGCAAGGTCGATGACGGCCGGGCGCGCGTTTCCGCAGGTCAGACGCGTGGCATTGCCTACTTCGAGTGGTCGGCCCCCGACGACATCGACATGGATGACGAGTCCCTGTGGCCCTCGTTCATGCCGGCGCTGGGGCACACGATCGACATCGAGGCGGTCCGGGCGGCCCGGGATTCCATGGCCAGCGAGGTCGGCAAGTTCGCCCGCGCCTACGGCAACGTCTGGGACGACAAGCGAACCGTGGTGGCGATCATCCCGGCCGAGGCCTGGGACCGCTGCGAGGACGTCAGCGCGGAGCCCGGCGGCCGGCTGTACTGGTCCGTGGATACCGCCGAGGACCGGAGCTGGACATCGGTGGCCGCCGCCGGCTACACCGCTGACGGCCGCGAGCTGGTCGACTGCGGGGACCACCGCCCCGGCTCGTCACGCTGGGTGCTGCCCCGCCTGCTGGAGCTGGCGCGGCAGACCGGTTGCTGGGACGTGGCTATCGACGCCGAGGGGCCGGCCGCCGCACTGGAAGCCGACCTGACGGACTCGGGTTTCAAGGTGGACCTACTGACCCTCCAGGAGCGGGCGCGTGCGTGTGGCGCGTTCCTGGAGGCGTCGCTATCGCTCGACGAGGACGGCAACGCCGACCGGCTGGTCCATGTCGGTAACGAGGACATCGCCGACGCGCTGGTCCTGGCCGAGCGCAAGCGAGTCGCCAAGGTCTGGGAATGGGCTTCGGCCACCGGCGAAATTAGCGCGCTCCGCGCCGCAACCTGGGCGCGATACGCGCTGTCGAAGGGGGAACCGTGGCACGACGCTCTTGGCTCGATCGGGTGAAAGCGCAGGTCAGACGCCATGCGACCACGCTGGGTGACGTCGTCGGCGCCGGCCTGCTGTCGGTCGGCGCCGCGCTGATCTACATGCCGGCCGGCCTGATCGTCTCGGGCGCACTGATCCTCGCCGCCTCGTGGGCCGAGGCCGGACGGAGGGACGCGCCGTGAGTCTGTTCCGCAAGCGGCGGGCATCTGCCGATCAGCATCGCGGGTTCACCGCCGGGGGTGGCTCAACCCTGGCGCTCGCCGAGGGGATCGGGTCCAGTCTGCGCCTCGTCCCGTTGTTCTCGGCCGTGACCCTGATCGTCGATGCGGTGTCGACCGTGCCGGCCGTCGCCTATCTGGACGAGAAGCCGGGCCGTGTGCCCACCCCCGTTCAGCCCGAGATCGTTACCAGGCCGGGTGTCGGCATCCGGCGCGACGCCTGGATCGGCCAGGCGTTGATGTCGCTCCTGTTGCGCGGCAATGCATTCGGCTACACCGTTGCCATTCAGGATGGCCTGCCGACCCGCGTGGTCTGGCTCCACCCTGACCACGTACAGGTGGACGAACGCGGCGGCCTCCCGGTCTTCTCCTACAACGGTCGGGTGCTGCCGCGCGAGCTGGTGACGCACATCCCCGGGCACGTGCTCCCCGGCTCCTGCGTCGGCCTGTCGCCTCTCTCCCTGTTCCGCACACAGATGCAGACCGGCCAGCGGATCGACGCCGCCGCGGGCGACTGGTACGGCCAGGCCGCGAACCCGCGGGGCATCCTGTCGCAGGTCAATCGGACGCTCACCCCCGAAGAGGTCGAGGCGACCAAGGACCGATACAAGGCGTCGATGAGGTCCGGCGACATCATGGTCACCGGCAATGACTGGCGGTGGCAGTCACTCACGGTGAGCCCGGCCGACGCTATGTTCGTCGACGCCGCGAAGATGACCGCGAACCAGATTGCCGCGATCTACCATGTTCCCCCCGAGGAGATCGGGGGCGAGGCGGCCGGCGGGTCGCTCACGTACAGCACGGTGGAGCTGAACGGCGTCAAGTTCAATCGGCGCGCCGTGCTGCCGTGGACGTCTCGGCTCCAGGCCGCCTGGTCCGAGATGCTGCCCGCGTCCGACTTCGTCGAGTTCGACCTTGACAGCGCCGCACGTCCCGACCTGAAAACGCGCGCCGACATCTTCGGTGCCCTGTTCCGATCCGGCGTTACGCCGGACGCCGCCGCGCGTACCGCCGGCCTGCCCGACCTGGAGTTCACGGGCGCCGTCCCGATCACGCTACGTCAGCCCGAAACTAAGGCTGCCTCACTGGAGGATCAATGACCCGCACCCTGGAGCGGCGCACCGGCAAGGCCCAGCCGATCGAGCTGCGCGCCGGCAAGAGCGGCTCGCCCGGCGTTCTCGCCGGCTACGCCATCGTCTACGACTCGCTGTCGCAGAACCTCGGGGGCTTCGTGGAGCGGGTCGCCCCGGGTGCCGTCGACAAGTCGCTCGCCGACAACCTGCGGGTCCTGGCCCGATACAACCACGACGACAATTTCCTTCTCGGGAGCACGGACTCGGGAACCGTTCGCCTGGCGTCGGATTCGATCGGCCTGGCCTACGAGGTCGACCTCCCGGACACCACCGCCGGCCGGGACGTCGCCGCGCTGGCGAAGCGGGGCGACCTGCGGCACAGCAGCTTCGCCTTCTACGTTCCGCCGGGCGGTGACGAATGGGGCTTCACCATGGGTGACTACCCCCTCCGCACCCTGCGTGCCATCCAGCTTGTCGACGTGGCGCCGGTGAACACGCCGGCCTACCTCGACACCGTGGCCGCCATGCGATCCCTC